TCACGCCTTCACCTCCTCTTCGATGCCACTGCTCAATCCACTCTGCTGCCACTTGGCGGGCGGCACGCCCTCGATGCCTCCCTCGATGAACGACGACGCGCCCTCGCCGAGCGCCACCGACTGCTGGGCGCTGCCGGAGCCTGAGCCGGAACCGGGCGGGCCGGAACCGCTTTCGCTTCCACTGCCGCTCGATGAACCAGATGAGCTGCCAGATCCTGAAGAACTTCCAGAGCTCGACATAGACGAGCCGCTGGACTTGCCGCTGCCGGAACCCGACCCGCTGCCGCTGGAGGAGCCTGATCCCGAGCCAGAGCCAGACCCTGATCCCGAGCCAGAGCCAGACCCTGATCCAGAGGCCGATCCCGACCCGGTCGCCTGCGTCGCGGGCATGTCGTTGTGGACCCACACGCCGTCGGCCAGGAACACGTTGAGGCCGGGCACATGGACCGCGACTGTGGTGATGCGATCGCCGGCGCGGCTGATCGTCTCGACGCGCTCTTCGCTGAGGTCGTGCCGTACGAGATAATCGCCGACGAGTACGAACTCCGCCGACACGAACCCGACCTCATCGCCGCGGCGCAGGAGCACCGGGTGCTCGGGCGTGAGCCGCAGGCGACCGTTGATGGTGACGAACCCGTCGTGCGTGCCGATCTTCACGCTGGCCACGGAACCGATGACCGGCGTGAGCACCGCTTCGGCTCGCTGACGCAGCCATTGGTACTGCGCTCGCCACGGCACATCGCGATCCAGGCCCGCCACGTCCAGCGCCGCGACCCGGTCGCCCGGCTTGAGATGCTCGATCGGCACGGTCTGGCCCGAGGCCAGCCGCACAGGCGTTCCCGCCAGCACGCAGTTGGAACCCGGCCCCGAGCCACCGGGACCAGAACCACCCGGCCCGCTTCCCCCAGGGCCCGACCCTCCCGGCCCAGAACCGCCAGGGCCGGAGCCTCCGGGACCCGAGCCGCCTGGACCGCTCCCGCCGCCACTGGACCCGCCCCCGCCCGACGAACCGCCGCCCGAACTGCCCCCTCCGGACGATCCTCCAGAGGACCCGCCCGAGGACATGCCGGAACTCGCCCCCGACGACATGCCGCTGGACGCCCCGGAACTCATGCCGGACGAAGCGCCCGATGAGCTCATTCCCGACGAACTGCCGCCGCCGGAGCTGCTCATGCTCGAGCCCGAGGAGCTCGAAGACATGGAACTCGGGGTGTCGCTCGTCGGCGTGCTTCCCGAACCGCTCGATGACATCGGCCCGCTGCTCGATGGCGTCTGCGTGGTGCCCGGCGTGTTGCTGGTGAACGCATCGGTGGTGTAGAACGTCAGCGTCGGCGTGCCGCCCGGCCCGGTTGTGTAGATCACATCGCCGGTCGTCGAGTAGCTCGGCGGCATGCTCGGCGTGCTGGTGGGCGTTGAGTACGTGCTGTACGACGAGTCTGGCGACTCCGACGGCGTCGAGTAGTTGCTCGAGCCGCCGCCCTGCGGGGCGCGGCCCGTAGCCCAGACCGGGATATAGAGGTAGTAGCGGGTGGGGCCGTCGCTCATCGTGCGGCCTCCTGGGGTTTCACATTCGGCTCGTACCAGCCCTGCGTGTTTACCGGCTTGCCGCACTCGGCCGACGCGGCCGCGACGGCGTCGGCGAACTCCATGCGCTCGAAGACCTGCAGTTCGCTGCCCGGCGAGCAGTTCACCACGCGGAAGCGGTGTTTCTCGAAGTGCGGCTTGAGAGCCTCGAAGCGCCGTGCCAGCGAGTCATAGAGCACGTTGTTGTGCCGGATCGCGTTCGCAGCCCGGTTCTCGGCGAAAGCGTACTTGCGGTCCTCGGCCATCTTGAAGTCGCAGCCCAGCAGGTACACCGTGCTGAAGCCGAGGTAGTGCAAGAGGCGGAGTGCCACGAGCATGACCGAGCGCTTGCCGGTGATGCCCAAAGAGTCTGGGTTCTTGGCGTCGTTTCCCCACGGGACGCTATCTCCAGTCAGGAACCGCTCATGGTCGAAGTGATCCGCGCGGCGGAAGAACATGACGCTGGGCATCTGCCGGACCCTGAACGCGCTGTTGCGCATCACGCCGTCAGCGCCCTGGATGCGGAGCCGCTTGTCCCACATGCACGTGGGCACGAACTTCAAGATGCCAGGGTCCTTCCAGCCGGTATCGATGAAGCGGCCGGGATCGTCAACGCAGGTCCACAGCGTCGGGCGATGCACCGCCCAGGCGTTGTTCACGGCCATCGTGACGATGCCGCGCTTGTTGAGCGCGGCGAGGTCGATCTGCGTGAGCGATGGGCCCGACAGGATCAAGAAGGCCGAACGCCCGCGGTAGAACCCGCCGAGCGACACGGAGTCGAAGTCGGCGGTGTAGAGGCGAAGGCCATCTCGCGACGGCTTTCGCGCCTTCAGCCCGGCCTGGAGCGCCGCAATGTCAGACTGGTTCTCACGCACCACAGCACCCCCCATCACTTCCGCCCTTGAAGCGCCCGACGATGAACCGACGCTCTGCCCGCGGGTTGATCACGGTGGCGACACGCCCGATGCGGTCGAGCCACCAATCGAGCGAGCGCACCGTCGGGTGCAGACCTTCGCCGGCGACGGTGGTCTTGCTGGGTCGGGTGCAGATCGAGAACACGAAGTAGCCGCGCGGCTTGGCCACACGGCGCATCTCCGCGAGCACCGCGTCTACATCCTCAGGCAGCAGATGCTCGAGTGCATCGAAACTCGTGACGACATCCGCGACACCCGCGTGCAGCGCGGTCTTGTGCATCGGGCGCACGAGGTCGGCATCCGGGAACGCGAAGTCCACACCCAGGCCGTCGATCCCCAGCCGGCGCAGATCACGCACGAGGTCGTTGCGGCCGCATCCGAAGTCCACCACAACCCTCGGCTTGAGCTTTTGGATGATCGGAACAGCAAGCTTGCCGTGGTTGGTCGAGCCGTACGTCGAGCCGGGCTTGGCGGCCAGCGCCACGTATTTGGCCCGCTCCTTCTCGCGGCGTGTGTCGAGTGTGGTTGGGGACGGGGGGGTGGTCATTCGGCACCTCCGATGTAGAGGTTGAACTTGCGGTCCTCGTCGGCGGGGTCGGCGATTTCGATGAGGCTCATGGCCTCGAAGACCCACACCGGCTTGCCCTTGCTGTTGCGCTCGCAGGTCAGCTGCACGCACACGCCGTCGGGAATGGGCACGAGCTTGGGTTTGAGCGACCGTGCGGGCGGACACTTGGGGAGCACACCCGGCAACTCGCACACCGGTCCCAGCCCGAGCAGGCCGCCGAACCCAGAGCCGGGCTCGGAGTCATTCATGTGGTGGGCCTCGAACCGGTTCAGCGCCAGCCGCGTGGGGTCTTCACCGCCGCTTGCGAGCTGCGACGACAGACCGCCTTCGATGGGCACGTACCGGAGATAGGTCTCGCTGCCGGGGTTGCCGTCGATCTGGGCTTCCACCCACGGGTAGCGCCAGCGGTTGCGTTCGGTGGGGATCGCCTGAGCCGCGCCGAGGATCGCGGTCACACGTCCGGGCGATGGGCGGCCGAGTTCAAGGACCGCCCACTTCTCGCCGGTGCCATCTTCTTTCCAGAGGATCGGGATGCCACCCATGGGCGTGCTGGCCAGCACCGTCTCGTCGGCCGCCAGCTCGCAGGTTGTGTCCGTCTCGTTGGTGATGAACACCCGCGCCACCGTCACGCCGGTCAGTACGCACCGCCCGAGCTTGTTGGGCTTGATCGGCTGCAGCGCGACGACAAACGCGGGACCTGCCGTTTCCTCGGTGGCGATGTCGCCCGTCAGCGGCGTGCGGCTCTGGAATGTCCGTTCCTGGTCATCCTCGCCGGGCTCGACGAGCACGCCGGTGATCGCCAGCGCGTGGTACGGCTCGATCTCCTCGCCCGAGTCGTTGCGCACCAGCACGATGCCGCGCTGGGCCGACTCCAAGAGCGGGCCGGCGACTGCCTCGCCACGGCCCTGACGTCGGCGCAGGTCAACTGCCGCATCGACGAACGCGTTGTACGCGCCCGCGGGGAGGCGGAGGGGATCACCAGATCGGACTTTGCGCAGGTCGTCAGGCATGATTGATGGGGTTCAGATCCCCAGGGCTCCAAAGTTGGCGTCGTCATACACGCGCTCGACGTAGGCGGCGATGGGCTTCTTGATGATCGCGCCGGACCCGGTGTCCTCCGCGTCGGCGTAGCGGACCCAGAGGTACTCCCACCCCTTCTTGTTGATGCCGGTGATGGAGCCGACCGAGAGACCGGTCTGGTTGGGGCTGGCGGCGAACCGGAAGGTGATCTCCCAGTCGTCGTCGGGCCCATCCCCGCGCTTCGAGCCTGTCGCCCCAAGGAACAGCACCTCGCCGGGAGCAAAGCCCTTGAACCCGCCAGCATTCGTCTTGCCTGTGCAACTGAAGATCGCGCCTTTGTACGCTCCGGTCACCTGCGCATCGGAGAAGTAGTGCGTCTCAGAGAACTGGTACACGGGCACGGTGATATCCACGCCGTCAACGCCGTCGGCGGTCACGCCGATCGCGCCGCCGAAGTCCGGCGCGGTCGATCCGGATGCCGCCCGCGCCTGGACCGTGTCTTTGCTCTGGGTGATGTGCTGCGTGCCGCCGCCGGTCTCAAAGTTGAATGAAGCCTCGCTGGGCGTGGGGTTCCCGCCGCTATCGCTGGAGCCGTAGCGGACGGTCACGTCCCAGAGCTGCGGCCCAAGCGGTTCGATCTGGACGTTCTGCCGGGCCAGACTGTCGTAGGTCGCGGGCGAGGCGGTCTGCGCCGCGTTGCGGGCGACGAGATCATCCGCGGTGCCGCGCACGATGTACCCGAGCTCCGCAGAGGACTGCGAGACTTGGTTCGCCTTGGTGGAGCGGCGGCTCTCGAACTTCTCAAAGACCTCAACCGGCACGAGCGATGACCTCCTTTCTGATCAGGCGAACCGCATTCCGTTGTCCACGCTGGCATCCAGCAGACGCTTGGTGTTCTTGGCCGTCGCCTCAGTCGCGGTGGCTGTGCGTTCGGCGGCATCGCCACCGGTGCCGAGGCCTGAGACGGCCGCGGAACTGAACGTGCCCGTGACGCTGATGCCCTTGCCGATGGCCGCGCCGAGTCCCGGCAGCCGGTCCTCGAAGTCGGCCATCAGATCCCGCTGCGGGCGACCGGGACCCTTCTCGGCATCGGCGGCCTCGCGCTTCTTGCGGGCTTCTTCGATTGCAGCGGCGAGTTTCTGCTTCGCAGCGTCCAGAGCGGCCTGCGACTCGGCGAGTCCTGCGGCCGTGTCCTTGCGCAGGGCCTCCTGGGCGTTCTCGAAGTCCTGGCCAATGCCTGCGAGTGTCGCCTCATGCAGCGCGGCGGCGTCGCGACGCTGGGCCTCGCGTTCCTTGTCTCGGGCGGTCACCGACTGTTGGGCAGCGTTCTCCAGTTCGACGAGCCGGGACTCGAGTTGCTGGTCCACCGCCTTCTTGGCGGCTTCAACATCCAGCCCGTCATCGAACAGGCCTTGAATCTCCAGCATCCGCTTTGCGACCCACGACGATGCCTCCTCCCAGATCATCTGGAAGCCCGTGGCGAAGTTGGTCCAGGTCTTGGAGAGGAACGCAGTCGTCTCGATCCACGCGACCTCGAGCGCGTGGAACACGATCTCCGCGGCGGCGAGCGCCCCGTACCACATGGAGTACGCCGTGGAGACGAAGAACTCCTTCGCGCCCAGCCACGCCTTGTTCAGCGCCGCCACGCCCTGCTGCCAGATGACCTTCAGAGACAGCCACAGGATCTCGGCTGCGAGTGCGATGTCGCCGGCGGCGAGGGCGTCGGAGATGCCGCCGACCACTTTGCCGACCCAGTCTCGCAGCTCGGTGAACTTCTCCGCGAGCCACGACAGTGCCTCGCCGCCCGCGCCGGTGACGACCAGCAGTGTGCCGCCGAGCGCCACGATCGCGGCGATTGTCAGGCCGACCGGCGTGAGGATCGCGCCGATCGCGGCCCCGATCAGGCTGAACGCCGTGCCGATCCCGCCGATGACGGCGGCCACGATGCCAAGCGCCGCGCCGATGCCAGAGATGATGTAGCCCAGGCCGACGATGGCAATCCCCGCGACGGCGACCGCCGCCGCGACCTTGAGCGCCCAGACCACCGTCTCTTTGTTCGCCTTCACCCAGGCCGTGGCGCTCACGACGATGCGGGTGATCCGCTCCGTGAGGTCCTTGATTGTGGGCGCAAGCGCCCCGCCGATGGTGAACACGCCCTGCTTGAGGACCTTCCAGAGCGTGCCGAGGGCATCGTTGAGTTCCGCAGCATCGCGAGCGGTCTCAGTGCTGACCGTGAGCCCGAGCTTGCGCGCCTGCTCCTGCATCTCGTTGATGCCCGCGGCCCCGTCGGCCATCAGCGGAAGAAGCTTGGTCCCGGCCTTGCCGAAGAGCTCCATCGCCATCGCGGCCCGGAGCGCCGGGTCTTGGATCTGTGAGATCCGGTCGGCCAGCAGCTTGAACTGCTCGTCAGGGGAGAGCTTCGCGAGGTCCTGCACGGTCAGCCCAAGCCGTGCGAGTGCCTCGTTTGCCCCTTTCGAACCCTGCGACGCCTCCGTCAGCGTCTTCTGCATAACGCGGAGGCCGTTCTCCAGCGTCTCCATATCCGTGCCGGAGAGGTCGGCCGCGTAACCGAGCTCCGACAGGGCCTCAACGCTCACGCCGGTGCGAGCGCTCATCTTGTCGAGCGCATCGCCCGAGTCGCTGAACACCTTCGCGGTGCCGAGCAGCGCCGTGATCGCCGCGACACCGATGCCCGCCATCTTCGTGCCGATGGACCGGAGCCCCGCGCCGAAGGCTTCGAGCTTCTTCTGGGCCGCCTTGAGCCCGGCGGACAGCTTGTCGCTGACGCCTAGCTCAATGAAGGCTCGCCCGGCTCGGATGCCCCGCGTATCGGCCACGTTCAATCACCCTTTCTTGATCGAGTTCCGCCACAAGAGCGGCAGGTTGGGCCGCTCCTTCTCCAGCGCCGGGGCCATGTACGGCCGCGGCGCGATCTTGACCTTCTGCGATGTGAGCTTGCCGCCGCGTCTGCGAAGCACGATGACTTCGCCGCCATGCTCCAAAGCGCTCGGTGCCTCGCTCTTCTTGAATCCCACCGGCCCAACGACGACCGAGTCGTTGGGCTTGTCGTACCCGAAGAGGATCAGCCGACGCAGGCTGCCCTCGTGCGAATAGGGCGGGGCCCCTGGCGGAGCCGAGCCCTTGCGTTTGCGGATGCTCGTCTTGGCCGCCGTGCGGATGAACGCGCCGGCCTTGCTGAGCACCTTCCGCTTGGCGTTGTTGACCGCCGCCATGACGACGTGGCGGTCGAAGAACATGTCTTTGATCCGCATGGTGATCACGCACCACTCCCAGCCGAGCCGCCGTTGCCACCGCCGGTGCCGGCGAGGCCGCTGCCCTTCTCCAGGCCCTTGTTGAACGACGCCTCCTTCTCCTTGCGGAGACGGCCCGACCCGATGAACAGGCCGACGATGCCGGTGAGCGCCGGCAGCGCGGGCCCGAGCACGGGCAGGCCCGCGACGGTGGGGCCAACGGTGTCGAGGGCCGAGAGCGTGAGTTGGCCGAGCAGCCCGCGGATCTCACCGGCCTTTTCGATGTTGCCCTTCCACTGCGCGCCAGTCGTCTGCGTGAGGTTGAACCAGTTCTGGTACTCAAGCTCGGCCTCGTTGAGGCTCAGCGTCGACGGCAGGCCGGTGGTCTGCTGGATGGTGTTGGGCGTCTTGACCTTGACGATGTCGCCAAGGTCCAGGCCGGCGCACGACGCGAGCACGAGCGCCAGCAGGATCAGGGCACCGAGATAGACGTAATGGCGGGTGGTCAGGCTCTTCATGCACGAGTCTCCTTGGCGACCTCCGGCATGCGGCGGTCGATGAACACGTCTTTGAGGACCGACACGTCAACCTTGACGGGCCGGGATGGCTTGTGGAACGGGTCGAAGTCGGCTGGCTTGAGAAGGCGGGATCGCCTGGGATCGCGTGCGGTGTTAGCCACCACGGACATGACGGCGGCGGCGATCGACCAGTCGTGGCGCTGGCGGCCATCGAGCATGGCCATCAGCTCGCGGAGCGTCAGGGGCCCGGGGTCGAGGCCGAGAGCTCCGGCGCACTGGTAGACGAACTTCCAGGCGTCAGCGGCTCGGGGACCATCCGGTTCACGAGCTTGTCCAGCTCGCTCTCGCTGGTCAGCGTCTCGATCCGCTTCTCCGTCAGGTCGCGGGCCTTGTCGAGAACGCGGTTCGTGGCCTGGAGCACACGCCCGAGGTTGGCCCGGTCCCTCGGGCTCGGGCAGAAACTGATGAGTTCGTCCAGCACCGCGCCCGTCGCGGCCTCGATCGCGTCGCCCGCCATCGCCTTGCCGAACTCCTCGTCGGAGACCTTGGCGGCGTCTGCCTCGGGCTTGCACACGGCGTAAACCACGTCGCACAAGAGCACGGGGTCGCGGATGAACTTCTCGATGAGCGTCCCCTCGATGACCTGCATGAGGTCGACGCCCGTGAGCCCGCGCACGCGTTTGAGCGTGGCGACGTTGATGTCCACCGTCCAGGTCCGACCCGCGTTGTCCTTGAACTGACGCATCCGTGCCTCCGTTGAGACGCTGTGCCGGTTGCACAGCGGTTGAACAGCCGTTGAACACCTGTTGCACCGACTTCGCCGCCGGGTTTACGAGCCGATCCATGAAGGTGCCGTCGCCGAGTACGTGACCTTGGCGGTCACCGAAACCGTGATGGCCTCTTCGAGGGCTTCGCTGCGGCTGAAGTTGGTGATCGAGAAGTCCGCCTGCAGGCCCTGGCCCGCGGCCGCGTCGAGGATCTGGAGGCCGATGGGGTCGTTGTTGAAGAAGGCGTTCTTGATCGCGGTGAACCCGGCATCGCCGGTGTCCCAGACCATCTCGAACTCCACGATCGCTTCCTTGAGCGTGGCGACCGTTGCCCGCCAGCCGCTGTTGGCTCGTGTGGTCACATCCGCCTCGCCCGCTTCGAGGTTCAGCGTCACGTCTCGTGTGTTGCCGAGTGCCGTCCATGCGCCTGCGCCTGCCTGGCCGCCCGTCTTGTACTTCAGGGCGGCTTCCATGCCGAGCTTGATTGCCATCGCTGACTCCTTTCACTCGGCGCTGTGGCCGACCACGAAGACCGTCTCGCCGCCCTTGCTCTTGACCAGAATGTCCGCCAGGTTGACCCGTTCGAAGTAGTACTGCGTGCCCGGCGCGACATCGATCGGATCCGTCTTGCCGTCAGACAACAGCAGGTCCTGCGTGTTCTTGTGCGATGCCGTGAGCGTGAACGTCGCCACGAGCTTCGTCGCCGACAGCGGCTTGTCGCCGCCGTCCAGATCGACTTTGAAGATGATGGCATTCCTCACGCGCTACCTCCGCTCGCGGTATGTCACACTCAGGACGCTCGTGAACACCCGGTGCTGTTCGAGCGCCTCGCTCGACACCACCGGCTCGTTGCTGATCCCGACCCACGCCGCGTCGGGGAAGCCCTCCATCCGTTTGAAACGCAGGTGATCCGCGATCGCCTCCACCAGCACGAGCAGTTCGTCGATCGCCGCGTCCGCCCCGTCGGCGGGGAGCTTCTTCTGCACGCCCACATCCACGACGTACTCGATGGCCAGGCTGTCCCGCGTCACCGGCGACATCTGCAGCGTGCGGGGGACAACCGATACACGCAGGTCCTTGAGGTCCTCCAGCGTGAACGCAGGCTGGAACATGCGGACGGCCGTGACCGGCTGCCCGAAGGACCCGGCGCTCACGTGCGCCGCGACGGCGTCGGCGAGGGCGGCAATCGTGCTCACGGGCCGCCTCCAATCACAGGCGAGCCCGTCGTTGGCACGGTCTGGCGCGGCGAGTTGGAAGTCAGCCCTGACAGCTTGCCTTCCAGGAACCAGATCTTGCGTTCCATCTCGGCGTACTGAGCGCGGATGCTGCGGGCCTCGCCGATGAACTCGTCGAGCCGCTTCTCCACCTGCTGGAGCTTGGTGGTGACCACGCCCCATTGGATGGTCATCGCGCCCGCCGCGAGCACGACGGTGACGACCACGCCGGCCCACCGAGCACTGCCGTTCTGTCCGTTGCCTTCTGCCATCGTTACTCCGTTGCGATGTGCTTGGTGTGAACCCGAAGAACCCTGCGGTACGGGTCGCTGTACCGGAACGGCGGCTGCCCTCCCGGCGCATTGACCTCGTACACGAACACGCTCAACCCGACCGCCTCTCGCACCTGATCGCCCGCCCGCGGGAGGATCGGGCCCGCGCCCAGGTCCAGATCCCCCGTCCGCACGAGGAAATCCCGCGACTCCACTCGGTGGATGAGGCCCGCGTCGTCGGCCTGCTCGAACTCGGTCTTGCCGATGGTGGCCTGGACTTCCTTCTCGTCCGTGCCACGCCGGTAGAGGACAGGGCGCGAGAGGTGCTGGTGACGCTGGGCATCGAGGAAGGCCGCGCCGCGATCGAGCAGGTCGCCCACGCCGAACTCCTTATTGCTGCAGGCGAACGCGAACGATCGTGTCGGCGTCGACGGTGGCCTTCACCGCCTTGCCGATCAGCTTGTTCGCGCCGGCGGCCGCGTTCTTGGTGGCGTTCTGGGCGGCCGCATCCCAGTACGTGAGCGTGCCCGCGGGGATGGCGCTGCCCGCGCCGACCGCCTTGTTGAAGTCGAAGACGCCGGTGACGGCGATTGACCCCAACTGGCCCGCCTTGATCGGTGCCTGCGTGACGCCGATGAGGTCGGCCTGCACCACCACCGCGCCGACGAGCACGTCGGCACCCGGGGTGTAGTCGATCGAGCCGCCTTCCTGAACGAACTTTGCTGGTCCTGAAGCCATTCCTGAACCTCCATCTGTTGGTGGGCCATCGGTGTCGATGCCCGAGTGCTGATCGATGCCGCTTCCGAGTTCGCTGGGGAGCTCGCCGCCGAGCCCCCCAGCGCCTGTGCTTCCCTGCACGGGCATGGCTTACACCTCGCCCTTGCTCTTCACGCCGCCGCGCGGGTCCTGCAGGTTGACGCCGAAGTCGTGGTAACCACGCATCCGGATGCCGAGCATGTTGAAGTCCGCGTCGGACGTCTCGACGGTCGGGGCTTCCTGGCCGTTGAGGAACGCCATCTCGATGACCGGGAGGTCGCTGGGGTCCGCGAGGAGATACCACGCCTTGGCCGAGTTGCCGGTGTAGAGCGCGTTGGAGAGGTAGCGGCTGACCTCGATGCGGAACTTGCCCTGGTGCGGGTTGGCGACGGGGAACTTGGTGTTCGCGGTCGTGTCCCGGAGCTCGACGCTCTTGTAGAGCTGCGTGCCCATCGCCGAGAGCGCCGTCGGCACCAGCATGATCGCGGGCATCACGCCCGTTGGCTTGCCGTCGGAGTCCACGAGGTCCATGAAGGCAACCTCGCCCTTGGTGAGGCCGTCGATGCCGAGGGCGGTGTCCGCACCCGACACGAAGTTCTTGTTGCCGGCGCTGAAGAACGCGGCGTTGTTCATGAACGCCGTCCAGAAGACGTCGTTGATCTTCAGGCCCGAGCCACGACCGAGCTTACGGGGAACCGTGGTGATGGCCCCGAGATCGTCGTTGATGATGTCGCGGCGATCAATCGAGAGCATCAAGCCGTAGGTGTCGGCCTTGTTGGTGTACGTTTCCTCGCCGAGCGTGCCCTGCTTGAGCTCGCCGCCGGGGGCGACCTGCTCGTACTGGTCCTTGCCGACCAGGCGGTAACTGGTGACGGTCTTGAAATCGCTGACGTTGCGGACGGCGCAGATGCTCCGCCAGACGCGCTCGACGCTGAAGAAGCCCTCCAGCAGGAACTTGTTGGCGACGTTGGAGAGGATGCCGCCGACGTCGATGGTGGTCATGCCCGCCTCGATGCCACGACCGAACGCGGCCTCGAGCACACGGCGGCTGTCACGGAACGTGCGGCCCGTGTAGCCGTTGGCGATGGCGGCTTCGAAGAGCAGTTCCTGCAGGCCCAGCCCGCCCTGGAACCGCTTGGCGGCGATCTCGAGTGCCTGCGTGGAGCAGACCTTCTCGATGCCTTCGAGCTTGGCGCTTTGGAAGCACGCGGCTTCGAGGACCTCGCTGGTGACGCTGGTGTCGGACGCGTGGATGGCCGGAGCCTTGGGTCGGCTGGCACGCAGGACCTCGAGCTCGGTGCGCGTGGCATCCCAGTTGTCGCGGATGGCCTGGGCTTCGATCTCGCTGTGCTTGCCACCGCAGACCTTGCGGACGGCGGCGATGCGGGCGGTCTCGGCAAGGGCTGCAGCTCGCACCTGCTCGGGCGTCTGCTCGGTGGCGATGATTGGGGACGGGGTGGGATTGGAAGTCGTGGGGTCGTCGGCCATGACGCTGGGCTCCTTGTTCTGACGCGCGGCGATGCTCGCGCTGGTGCGGCCGTCTGCGCCGAGATCCACGAAACTGATCTCGCCGAGCGTGGCCTTGCGGACGACGTTGACGGGGCCGGTGAGTTCCTGGCCGTTGACCGTCGCCTTCTGGTTGTCCTTGATGAACTCAAACTCCTCGACGCTCGCGCCGACGGAGGCCTGCCAGGGGAAGCCGTTCCGGCTGGAAGCGACTACTTCCTTGGCGGCGCTCGTGTCACGCGAGATCACGCCCGTGGCGACGAGTTGCCCGGCCTCGACGCGGATCGCGTCGGTGTGACCGACGCCCGAGAGCGGGTCGTGCCCGAAGCGGATGGGACGTGCCTGCGACGGGACCGCCAGGCCTGCGAGATCGATCACGACGGGGTGCCGCCAGCCCGCGACACGCATCGCGCCACCCGTGTACGCGACCATCTTGAAACGAGGCAGCGGTGCACTCTGACCTTCCGCAGCAGCGGTGAACGAGATGTCGGCCGTCGCGGTCAGCGTGAGCGCGGACAGGATCTTGGCGGATTCAGCGGTGGCTGGCACTGGCGGTCTCCTCATCTACTTGGTCTGCGGGATCGGGGTCCTCTGCGGGCGCGTTCGCGGCCGGCGCAGCGGTCTGCGCCGTTGCCGGTGCTAGGCCGAGTTCGTTCATGAGCGTGAGCTCTTTGGCACGCTGGCGGAGCTCCTGCTCCCAGTCGCGGCCTTGCCGGGCGAACTCCGCGGCGAGCGTGGTCGTGTGGTTGGCCAGTCGGGTGGCCTGGGCGTTCGCTTCTTTGGCGGGATCGACGTGCTCGACGCCATCCCAGAACCACGCGTGCTCGGGCAGCGTGGCGGCGATGGTTCGCAGGGACTGCGGGAGCAGACCTTCGACAAGCACGGCCTCGTTGAGCCACGCCTTCAGGATGCGATCGAGCACGGCAAGCTGCAGGTGGTGCTGCTCGACGCGGATGCTCTTGTAGTACACCTGGTGGTCGAGGCGACCGCTGGCGTAGTTGTACCCGGAGGAGTTGCCAGCCGCGACGTTGAACGGCATGTTCAGGCAGCGGGCGATCTCGTTGAGGATCTCGCGCTTGAACTCGCCGAACGTCGTCGTCGGCTGCTCGGCATGCACCTGGCCGAGCTTCCAGCCGCCCGGAAGCACGGTGGCGAGACGCTGCTCGAGTTCCACCTCGTCCATCGGCTCCAGCGGATCGGCCTCGCCGTTGGCGGGGCTGTCGGTGTAGATGACGGCGGCGAAGTTGGCGGCGGTCTCGGCGGCCGCGATGGTCGCCAAGGTGTACCGGCGGAGCTGCGCGAACAGCGGGAGCGCCGGCGTGATGTCGGGAATGCCGCGGAGTTGGCCGGGCCGATCGGCGCGGAAGTAGTGGACGACCGAAGCGGCGGGAAATGTGTCATACACAGCGAGGTCATCAAACGGCGTGCGGAACACTCCGCTGTCACCGGGGTGCCGCTTGAGCACGCGGTAGGCAGACGGGTTGCCCCACTGATCCAGCGCGATGCCGTCGATCTCGTCGTTGCGGCCACGCCGCAGCAACGGCGTACAAACCTGATCCGCCTCGATGAGTTTGAGGTCCAGCGAGACAGGTGAACCGATGCCGGGGTTGCTGACCAGCAGCGCGAACGCTTCGCCGCTCTCGGCGCGGGCCAGCCGCATGGTGCGGAGCTTGCCGGGCAGATCGACCGCCCGCGACCACTGATCAAACGCATCCTCGATGCGGGCGTTCGCATCGGCGTCTTCAGTGAGCATCTGCAGCCGGGGACCGGTGCCGATGGTGTCGTTGGCGAGAGTGAGGACGATGCCCTTGGCATACGAGTTGTTGGCGACCTCGTAGCGGGCGCGGTTGCGGAGGACGCGCCGCACCTCCGGGTTGATCGCGGCGTTGGGCGAGAGGCCATCGGCGTTGGCCCAATGCTTGCGATTCTCCGGGGTGGTCTTGGCCGAGTCGAACTTGGCGACGACAAGGCGGCGGGCTCCGCTCCCCGCACGCGGCCCGCGTCCATGCGAGCCTCGCGCGGGTGCGGAGGAGGGGGAGAGATCGCTGGGAGTGCTTCCCCGCGTGGCCCGGCTCAGGATGTTGGCGATGGTCTTGAGCATGGGGGAGCGGGGTCAGGCGGAACCGGGCGGAACGAGCTTGGCGAACTTGATCCCGATGCCTGGCTTCTTCGCGGCGTCCTTGGACGCGAAGAAGCGGACGGCATCGAGTTGGTCCTTCAGCGGCTGCTGCTCGACGGACTGGCCGTCCACCGACGCCTTCGCGGGCTGGACCGCGTTCTCGCGGACGGCCTGTTCAAGATCGGAAGTGGGCGAGGGATCGGGCATGGGCGTTGTGCCTCCATAGAGCACCTAACCCGTCGCGCGCCGCAATCCCGAATCCTGCGTCCAGAATGTGCAAGTTCGTTCCACCGGTAGAACCTGACCGGATGTTCATGCCCCAACCCGCTCGGACGTGGTGATCCGACGCCCGCAGTGGCGGCACTGGCGGCGGCGGCGGATCGTGCCCGCGGGTGTTGCGCGGGTGTAGAGCACCTCGAAATGCCTGCACCCGCACGCGGGGCAGCAGATGCCCTTGGGCGAACCCGGCGTGACGGGCTTGGGTGCGGGGCGTGGGTTCATGATGTCTTCCCCCGCAGCTCCGAGAGCTTCAGCCGGGGCCGCGCGACGACCTTGTGATCGGTGCCGAACAGCACAGCGCCGTGCATCGACGCCGCGACGGCGGTGCCGACCAAGCAGTCCAGCCAGTGGTTGTCGAGGCCTTCCACCCGCAGCTTCCACTCGTCGACGGTGCGGCCGCGACCCTCGGTCTTCACGCGGTACTCGCTGCAGAGATGCTCGGCCAGCAGACGGTGCGGCTCGGGCCTGCTCCCAAAGAGCGACAGGCACCCGGGGTCGCCCATCGGTACCGCGAGGCGTGCATGCACGAACGACTTCCAGTAGTTCGTGTCAAAGAGAACGTGCCGAACGCTCCGCTTGCCGGTCACCACCGGCACGCGCCAGTTGAGGCCGATCCGCTCGCCGCGCTTGCGCTTGTAGTCGCTGAACGGGATGCTGCTCGCGCCCACGTATCGGCCGTGACTCGGAATGAGCACGCCCGCGTGCGGGCTCTGGCGGCAGAACTGGTACACCACGTCTGTCGACGAGCCCCAGTTCGCGTCGATGACGCAGCGATCGATCCTGACCATCGCCCCGTCGTCCCGCCGCCACTCGCGGGCCAAGTGCGTTTCGGCCAGACGCTCGAGGCCCGCGTAGATCGCCCCCTCAACGCCGGCACGGGGCGACTCGGCCCCGAGCGTGCGGCGCATGTCGCGGAGCGTGAAGTACCCCTGCTTCTGGTCGGGCTCGGTGCCGTAGTCGATGACATAGCCCGTGAAGTCGTCCTCCCAGGCGGCCACGAGGTAGAACAGCGCCTTGCCCTGGACGTCGATGAACATCGTCAGCCGCGAGCACCCCAGCGGGATCTCCGCCCGAGCATGGCCGTTGAGCTTCGCGGCGATCTGGTCGGGGGTGAGCAGGTCGTCAGCGGACTGGATCTCGGGCAGCGGCTCGTTCTGGTACTCGGCGAAGAACGCCGCCTCGTCCTGCAGCTTGAGGTTCATCGCGTGCTGGATCGCCGACAGTTCGTCGTGGTTGAACCGCTCCGGCCATGCGATCGCGGCACCTTCGTCCATTGCGGTGCGGTGCTGCTTGTAGAACGCAGTGGCCTCGGCGATGCCGCGATCGTTCCTGAACCCGTCGGCGCGTAGCTCGGCGTACCGCTGCCACATCGCATCTCGCGTCGGGAAGGCGTACACCATCTTGGTCCGCTCGCCCTGCCACTGCGGGTGCTGGTCGCGGTCCAGGATGCGGTCGGCAAGGTCGTCGGGGCGCACCACCGTCAGCGTCATGAGCCCCGCGATCTTCTTGCCGGGCCCGGCCAATCCCAGGATCGCGCCGGCGAGGATGCGTTCGCGGTTGGCGCACTGCGACGGCGAGCGGGCGCTCTCGTCGGTCTGCGGGTCGTCGATGAGCACCAGCGACGGACGGGCCGAGGTGCCGTCGGCCCGCTTGTGCTTCATGCCGCGGATGCGACCGGTGATTCCCGCGACGCGGATAATGGCACCCGACCCTTCGGACCCGGCGATCGTCGGCAGCACGACCTCGCGGGCGGTCCAGCCGATGTGCGTCTGCTTGCCCTGGAACAGCTGCCCCGACGCCCTTTGGTGAATGCCCTCGAGTGAACGGATCGGGTGGCAGACCTCCGGGAAGTCGCCGGCCAAGATCTCGTTGCTCTCCAGCTCGACCTTGATCGATTCGAGCATGTCGGCCGCGTGCTCCTCGTCGGACCCGATGAGCGCCACGAAGTCGCGGTGCCCGTACACCAGCGCCCACAGGCAGGCGGTTTCGCAGAGCGAGGTCTTGCCCGAACCGCGTGGCATCGCCATCGCGAAGAGCCCGCCCTCGAGCACCGCCTGCTCGATCTTGCCGATGACCTTGAGGTGGTCGTCAGACCACTTCAGGTGGAACGTCTGAGGGAAGTACGCCTCGCAGAAGTACCTGAAGTCCCGCGCGGCTCTCTCCTTGCGACCAGCATCAGCGACCGGCGGCAAGTCGCCGATGTCGCGCCCCGAGAGTGAGAGCATCGCGTTGCGGAGCCGGGCACGCTCCTTCATCGCCTCGTAGCCGGTCAGGCCCTCGGGCTCGCGAGCGGCTTCCGCAATCGCCTCGTGCCGAGTGATCACGAGCCAGGCGACGTAACGGAACAGGTCGACCTTGCCAGCGTCCCCATCGGCGGCGACGCGGAACCCCGCGCGCGTGCGATGCCGGTGGAGCTGGCGCTCGCTGATCACCTCGCCCAGGGGCGTGCTGTTGAGCAGCCGCGCGAGTTCGCCGGGCTTGAGTTTGCGCGGGTCAATCGCCACCGGCACCTCCGGTTCCGCTGCGCGTGGCCATGTCCTTGACGAGCCATGCCGCGTAGTGCACGAGGTTCACGCTGCCGTCCGCGTTCGTCGGCGCTCCCGCGTCGATATCGGCTTCGAGCATGTCCTCGGTGACGGGCTTGCCGCCCAGGCGCGTAAGCACGCGCGCGGCGTCGGCCACCGCCATCGCCGCAGGGTTTAGCCGGGACATTCCCTGTCCGCCCGCTGGTGGCCCGGAACTAGGCGCGTGTTCGGGAGTCATCGCGGACCTCCCGCGCACAGTTGCCCACATCGCGGACGCAGTTGCCCACATGTCGCAGAATCATCGAGAAATGAGCGTTTAACGCCTTGCCTGTTCCCCATCAGCCGGCCAATGTGTGTCATACGCGAGCGGGAACAACGCACCCCCCGCACGCGACGGAGACCACGAACATGAACGCGACCACGAAGACCACGATCGACCTCGCCAAGACCCTGGCCAAGAGCGGGTTCCACATCCCCGCGATCGAGATCCACACGCCCGACGGGCGCACCTGGAACATCGCGACGGTCCCCGCAGGACGCGGCCGCCACCTTGACGGCCATTGGGGACCACGCCCCGGGTCGCTCGGCGGCTTCCGCCTCTTCGAGATCGACCGCGATACCGACGCACCCAACGAGCACGACGCGATCGACGGCGACACCTGGGCCGCCGACGAGTTGGTCGACTACCTCCGGGCGGTCGGCCAGCCGAAAGACACGACGAGTTGGGACCGCAAGAACGACAACCACCCGACGACCTGAAGCCCGCGTAATGCGGGCTTCGCTGTTTACCAGAGACCACCAACCCAAAGGAGCACGACCATGACGAAGCGCACCCCCAAGACCACCAAGGCCGAACCCACCGCCGCCGAGACGTACGCCGCACGCCGCAACGACATCGCCCGCCTGATGGACGTGCTGCAGATGGAACTCGACAAGCACGCGGAGGGGGCCAAGGCCGACCCACGCAACTGGGGCTTCGCGGGAAGCCTCGGGAAGGTCCGCAGCGATCTGATCGACCTGGTCGGGTTCCTCAGCAACATGGACCCCGAGCACGTCGAGGCCTTTCTGAACGACGCCGAGTGACCAGAACCACCAAGCGCAAGGAGCACCGCCATGAACATCAGAACGATCGTGATCGAAGGCATCGAGAAGGACGTGAAGATCAGCCGCACCGAGCGCGGAGCGGAGGTGACCATCGAACAGCACACGCGCCACGCGGGGAGGCAGGACATCTGCATCGCGCACATCGCACGCGACGAGAACCGGGAGAGCCGCTATGCGAAAGCGACCGAGGTCGCCAAGGAGGTCTACGGGACCGACCGCCGGGGCCAAGCCGCCGCCACCAACTCGATGGTCCACGAGGTGCTCAACGAGATGGAGCGCGTCGCTGGCTGCTGACCCCCACCCCGCCCACGCGGCGTCGCGGGAAACCGCGACGGCCACGCTTTCCCGCCGCAGCGTGCGACGGGATTCCGCACCAGACAGAAGGAGTTTCAAATGGCTCGCAAAGGCACGATCAAGAACATGGGCAAGGTCAAGAACGAGATGAGCGACGCGTGGAAGGCCCGCAAGGCAGCGAAGAGCGCTCCGCCCGCCACGGCGTCCGCCAAGACCGAGCGCCTCCGCAAGGCGGCGCTCGCGGAGATCAACGACCGGCTGGCGGACGGGAAGCAGGACCACGAGGTCCCCACCGCGAAGGAGGTCGCCAACAACGCGAACCTCGGCGCGGCCGCCAAGGGCAAGAAGGCGAAGGGGGAGAAGGCCCCCAAGACGCTCAAGGCCGTGAAGGAACCCAAGGCCAAGCGTGTGAGCGCTCTGGACGCCGCCGCACAAGTGCTCGCCGCGAGCGAAGTGCCGATGCGGGCCAAGGAGATGATCGCCGCGATGGAGGCCAAGGGCTTGTGGACGAGCCCCGGCGGGAAGACGCCCGAGGCCACGCTCTACGCCGCCATCATCCGGGAGATCGCCGCCAAGGGCTCCGCCGCGCGGTTCAAGAAGCACGAACGCGGCGTCTTTGTCGCGGGGAAGGGAGCCTGAACCATGAGCGCCACCCCCGCCCCGCAGCCCGCGCCGACCCAAGCCCAACTCGATGCCGTGCTGCAGGCCGCGCTCTACCTGCTCGGAGCGCGGCAGGACCGGATGGTCACGATCGAGGAGTGGACGGACCTCGCCCGAGCCGTCGCGGCCTGCCAAGAGCGGAAGACCGCCGACTACCTCACCGAGCACGACCTCGAGGACATCGCCGAGCGCTACGCCCTTGAATGGGACGAAGCGGCCGACGGCCCGCTCCCGAACCTCGACGAGTGAGGCGTTCATCACGCCTTGCTCCCAGCCGCGACGCTCGTCGCGGCTTTCTCTTCGGCCGCACCCTTTGCCGGAAGCCGCTCCGCCTTGCGGCCCGTGAACTTCTCCCAGCGCTGCACGATGACATCGCAGTAGAGCGCGTCGAGCTCCATGAGGAACGCGTGCCGCCCGGTCATCTCCGCGCCGATGAGCGTGGAGCCGCTGCCGCCGAAGAGATCGAGCACGTTCTCGCCGGGGCGCGACGAGAACTCGATCGCCCGCCGCGCGAGTTCGACGGGCTTCTCGGTGAGGTGGACCATGCTCTGCGGGTTGACCTTCTTGATCGACCACGTGTCCGGCACGTTGGCCGGGCCGAAGAAGCGGTGCCCAGCGCCTTCCTTCCAGCCGTAGAAGCACCACTCGTGATTGCCCATGAAGTCCTTGCGGGTCAGGACCGGGTGCTCCTTGATCCAGATGATCGCCTGCGCGAAGTAAAGCTCGCACCGCTTGAGCACCGGCGGGTAGTTGCCGCAGTTGGCATACCCGCCCCAGATGTAGAACGTGCCGCCGGGGATGAGCACGCGGGTGATGTTCCCGAACCACGCCGCGAGCAGCCGGTCGAACTCGTCATCGGACACGAAGTCGTTGGCGAGCGGCCGGTCCTTGGCCCGGAGCTTCTTGTGCGTGGCGCGGCTCTTCTCCGGGTAGCGGTTGAGATCAGCGCTCTGCTGATCGTGCTCGTCGGCGTTGGCCTTCTTCCCAAGCGCAAATGAACTCAGCCCTGCGACGATCGCGTTGTTCGAACGCGGCTCGACCTTCACGTTGTAAGGCGGGTCCGTGTTGACGAGATGGATCGGTTGGCCATCAAGCAGACGATCCAGGTCCTCGGGCTTGGACGAGTCCCCGCACATCAGCCGGTGGTTGCCGAGCACCCAGATGTCGCCGGGCACCGTCGTCGCGGCGTCGGGCTGCCCAGGAATGTCGTCGGGATCGGTGAGGCCCTCATTGCCGGCGGGAGCCATGATGGCGCTGAGGTCCTCGGCGCTGAAGCCGAGCAGCGCGAGATCGAAGTCCACGCCCTTGAGGTCGGCCAGCTCCAGCGGCAGGAGTTCCATGTCCCACGATGTCAGCGTGGCGACCTTGTTGTCGGCGATGCGCAGCGCCTTGACCTGTTCCGGCGTCAGATCGGCGGCGCGGATGGTCGGCACCTCCTTGAGCCCGAGCTTCCGCGCGGCGCGGAGCCGCGTGTGACCGGCGATGATCACGCCGTCGGCGTCGATCAGGATCGGCACCTTGAACCCGAAGGCCTGGATGCTCTTGGCCACCGCGTCGATGGCGGCGTCGTTGATGGTGCGGGGGTTGCGGTCGTATTCGTGGACCGCGTCGATGGGAAGGGTTTCGATGTTCACAGCGATCTCCGTCGTGCGCGCCGAGGCGGCGTGCGTGGCGTCGTGGTGGCCAGCCGCACATGCGGCAGGTCCGAGGTTCGGTGGATCGCTGGTTGGCTGGATCGCTCGGGCAGTCGGGCCCGTCCGTTGGTGGCGGAGTTCCGCCCGTGTCTAGCCCGCTACGGACGCCGCCCGTTGGCCACGGGTCCGCCCACGTTGGCCCACGTCGCGTTCCTTGGGGGTCGGGCTACCAACCCCCGCCGGGCGGCGTTCCGGCACGCGGACGGCTACAACAAACTGACCCGATACTTGCGGCTGTTCCCGCGGGCGTTTCGAGACCGGTCCCCCCCGGCGGAGTACCTATTGCCCCCTCCCCGCCTCCGTTCGGACTCCGGCTGTAAGGCTCCCGCTAGGCGCGGCCTGGCACGCCACCTGCATCGCGTGGTCGGCAGGGGGCTTCTTACCCTTCTTTCACCTTTCACCCCCCGGGGTCGCGCAGACACATACATACGCGCACGCGGGGGTGGGGGTAAGAAGGTGAAAGAGAGAAAGAAGTGTGTGTATGTGTCTACAACCCGCATTTTGACCCCTCTTCTTTCACCCTTCCTTCACCTTCCTTCTCGGCCAATCGGTAGATCAGGGCTGCCCGACCGGTCGTTGCCGCCGACTCCGCCAGCACGTCGCCGCGCTGCACGAGCGTGTCGATGAGATCGTGGAACGAGCGGGAGTCCATCTTCATCCGCTTGAGCAGCACGCTGTGCGGCAGCGACCGCTCGGGTGCCTCGCGGATCTTCCGCATCGCGCGCAGCGCGAGCTCGTCGAAGGGCGTCTCGGCCGCGTGGTTGGCGGCCATGAACAGCATCCGCCTGGTCTGGTGCATCACCAGGCGCGACGCCCACCGCACCGCCTCGACGCCGATCGCGGGCTCGGCGTGGTTCTCGCTGACGGCGTAGATCAGCGCCAGCTTGCGGGTCTGCTCGCTGGCCCGCCCCCACACCGTCGTCGCGACAGCATCGCGCCGGCCCTCGGCTTCGCCGTACGCCTGCTCGGCAGCCTTGCGCAGCTCAACGAGCAGCGCTCGGGCCTCGTCGGTGTGCGGCACCACCCGCGGCGTGGGGTGGGCGTTGGCGAGGTTGCCCGGACCGGTGCGCAGGTCCGACCACCACTTGGCCGCAGCGAGAACGCGCTCGGGCAGTTCGCTGACGGTCGGCTCCTGGCCAGCCCCGCGCGGGCCGGCTTCCAGGATGAGCATGCGCGCGAAGAGCCCGTTGGTGAGCATGCGCTCGGAGAGCGCGGCGTAGTAGTGGTTCGGGATCGCCGTGCCGAACAGCACCAGGCACGGCTGATCGATGACGCCCGGCTCGTTCTGCCCGGCCTTGCGGCGCATCGGGAAGATCGAGTTGGACGCAGAGTACATCGTCAGCAGCGTCCCCATGATCGACTCGAAGCGGGCGTCGCGGGCGCGGTTGATCGACTGCAGCAGGCCGTCGATCTCGTCGGTCTGGAACAGCATCGTCGGCGTGGACTGCATCGCGTCCTGCACGCCCTCGCCCGACGCGAGCCGGTCGCCCAGCCCGGTGCCGAGGCTGACGGCTTGGAGCACGCGGGCGTTGATCTTGCGGGGCCAGTCCTTGCCGGAGGAGGAATGCGCGAGGCCGAGCAGGTACATGTTGGTGCGGTTGTCGCCGGGGTCGCGGACCTTGCGGCCCGCCAGGAACGCCTGCAGCGCCAACGCCCCGCAGAACGCCAGCGTCTGGCTCGGGTAGGGCGCGGTGGCGAGGCAGTAGTCCATCACCTCGCCGACGAAGCCGGGCACGCGCAGGGCCTCGGGCGGCAGAAGGCCGGGATCCTCCGGCGCGGGCGACGAAATCGCGTCGGCCACCGGCGCGCGACCTCGCACGACCAAGCCAGAGAGATCGACGTCGCTCGCCTCGGCGGGGCCTGTATCACGAAGCCAGCCGAAGGGCCGGTCGTGCGGCTTACTGGCGGCGTCGGTCACCTTGTGGCGAAGTTCCTTCTCCGACCACGGCGGCTCGCATCGCGGGTTGTACCGGTCCCACAGCAGGCTAAACGCCGCTTGGGGATCAAGCCCGAACCCGTGCACCATCGCCGTCGCGGCCGCATAGGTCTGGCCGTGGCCGCCCGAGCCCGAGATCGCCGGCGGGATGCGGTCGAGGTACGCCGCGGCGCGGCGTTCGATGTGCTCACACGGGATCGCTGGTGAAGCCGACTTGAAGAGCGGTGATCGCTGGTCAAGACAACGTGACTTGCGCCCGCGACGCTCCAGGACAGCCTCGGCAAGCGCCGTAACCGCTGCCGCCAGCTCCGCGTGGTCGATCACCGCGGGCTCGCCTTCGACCGGGTCGTACGGCTCGCCGCTGGGGTGGATGCTCGGGCCGACGACCGTTTGCGCGCCGGTGCTCCGCAGTTCCACGATCATCTTCTTGGAGACCGGGTCCTGGTGCTTGCGCGTCTTGGCCCCCTCGCAGACGTACCACCAGTGCGACGCGAGCTTGCCGGGGCGGCCCGACTTCGCGCCCGTGGGCGGCAAGAACTCGGGCGCGAGCGCCACCGCCTCGTCGCAATCGAGATCGACATCGACCAGCCATCCGCTCGGCTCGCCCAGGAGCAGGCCAAGGTTGCCGTTCCCGTTGAAGTGGCGGGGCAGGTCCTCATCGGTCAGTCGCAGTTCCTGCCAGCCCACCAGCACAGGGACCTTGGTGGACGCCGGCACCGGAATAAGCGCGTAGCCGCGCGACCGGTACCACCGGGCCGCGTCGAGCAGGTTGTGCGTATGGGTGCTGGCCATCAGAAGGGGATCTCGTCTTCGGGGATGCCGTACGTCATGCCCGCGGGCTCCGGCGGCCGCGCCGGCAGGCCCTCGTCGCTATCCAGGCGCGGCGGCTTGTTGCCGAGAACATGCTGCGTGACACGCTCGAACTGGTCGCCGGCCTTCTTCTCGACGGTGATGGAGAGCGTCGGCGCGAGCGCCCCAGCCTTGGCCATATCAACCGCTTCCTCCGTGCCGCCGGGCACCGGCTCGACGGAGCGGGCCCGCCACCAGGCCTCCGCCTTCGTGCGCGCGTAACCGGTGTGGTCGAAGCAGACCCACTCGCGGAAGAAGCGGTTGAAGCCGACGCGGTACTCAACGCGCATCGTCAGCGGCGCGGACGGGTCGTGCCGCTTGTAGTGCACGTGGTACGTGGTCTCGCTGACCTGGTGATCCTCGCGTGAGGTCTGGCCGCTCAGGATGCCCTCGGTGCTGGCCTTCGCTTCGTGCTGCTGCTTGTTGGGCTCAGGGAAAACATGACCGCACTGCGGGCACGTCTGGTATCCCGCCGCGATGAGCGCCTGACAGTTCGGGCACTCCTTGGCGGGCGCTTCGCCGTCGCCACGATCATCAGTAGAGATGCGGATCGCGTCGACGGGTCCGTGCCGAAGCACGTTGCCGCCGAAGTCCAGCACGAGGCAGTCGGCCTTGCCCGGATGAAGCCGGAAGCCCCTGCCCACCATCTGGTAGTACAGGCCCGGCGACATCGTCGGACGCACGAGCGCCACGCAGTCGATGTGCGGGGCATCGAAGCCGGTGGTGAGCACGTTGACGTTGCAGAGGTACTTGAGTTCGCCAGCGCGGAAGCGGTTCAGGATCGCACTGCGGACGCCGTCCGGGGTGTCGCCCGTGACGAAGCCGCACTCGACGCCGTGCTTGGCCTTGAGCACATCGACGATGTGCTGCCCGTGGCGGATGCCTGACGAGAAGATCAGCGTGGCGCTGCGGTCCTTGGTATGGGCGGCGATCTCCGCGCACGCACCTTCGACGAGCCCCTCCTTGTCCATGAGGTCCTCGACCTCGCTGGCCACGAACTCGCCGGCGCGGACGTGCAGGTCGTCGGTACTGATCTTCTGGAGCCCGGCCTTGGTCTTGAGCGGCGACAGGAAGCCCTGCACGATCAGCTCGCGGACGCCGACCTCGTAGCAGACGTGGTTGAGGATGTTCTCGGCGGCGCAGATCGAGCCGGACTTCATGCGGTACGGCGTCGCGGTCAGCCCGATGATGCGAACGTTCGGATTGACCACCTTGGAGTCGGCGATGAACTGCCGGTACATCCCGTCGTCCTCGGCGGGGACCATGTGGGCCTCATCGACGATGATCAGATCCACTGGGCCAAGATCGCAGGCCTTCTTCCAGATGCTCTGGATGCCCGCGATCGTGACGGCGTAGCCGAGGTCTTTGCGTTTCAGCCCCGCCGAGTAGATGCCCATCGGCACGTCGGGCGCGATGACGCGGAGCTTGTCGGCCGCCTGCTCGAGGAGTTCCTTCACGTGCGCCAGCAGCACCACGCGGCCGCCCCAGTGGCCGACGGCGTCGCGGCAAATCGTCGCAATCACGGGCGTCTTGCCTCCGCCCGTGGGAATCACCACGCACGGGTTGTCGTCGCGGGTCCGCAGGTGCTCGTACACCGCGGCGATGGCTTCGGATTGGTAGGGCCTCAACTGCATCAGTCCAGTCCCTCCTCAAGAGCCCGCACACAGCGGGACCACGAGCCAATCTGCTCGTCCGTCTCCCAACACGGGTCCGGGCGTGCGGGGCGCGACGTTGACGATGACCAGCCGAACGCCGGCATCCGCTCGTACACGGCCTCCTCGCTCTGGCGGGACTTCCCGGTTGCGGGCTGATTCCACTGGTGCCGCTGCTCGGACATGTATGAGGCGTGGCACGATTCACAGCAGAACCCTCGGCGGGGCTGAGTACTGCCGCAGGCTGGACAGGGGACGTTCATGCGGAGATCTCTGCGAGTTCCACGAGCACCTTGCCGCCCGGCGTCACCGGGCCACGTTCAATGAACAGTCGATCAATCTGCGAGTCGTCGCGGTACGCGCCACCCTTAGCCAGCGCGTCGAGCAGAGCCTTCTGCACGTTGTCCAGGTCGCGCCGGCGGTGGTCGGGCGGGCAGACGGTGACACGCACTTGCAGCCGCCCGTTCATCCGCACCACCCGCATCCCCGCGAGGGCGGCGCACACGCGTGCGCGATAGCGCCGCCCCTCGCGGCTCAGCACGGTCCTTGAGCCCATCCGCCGCCAGATGTGGTTCACGCTGGGCGGGTACGGGAGCTCAAGGACGCGACCGGGTGGAGTTGATGGGGTTAGCGCTTCCAGGGCGGCGTGCTCCCCGGGCCGGCGCTAGCGGTTGGGCGTGGTGCCGGCGAGCCGCCCTTCTTGCCGTAGCCCTTGATGACGTTGGTGAACTCGCCGTTGTCGTCGCGCTTCTTCAGCCCGACGTTGATCTCCAGCGGGACGTTGTGGAGCTCGACCGAGTCCTTGGGCTGCATGACCCCGAGAGCGCGGCAGATCGCCGAGAGTTCTCCGCGGGCGATCTTGACGGTCATCTCGCTCTTGTTCTCGAGGTTCAGCCGCGCCCAGACCAGACGGCCCTTGTACTCGCCGTCGATGATCTGGAAGGTCAGCTGGAGGTACTTGCCGACGCCGGTCTTCGTCGGCTTGAGCTCCGACTCCGAGATGACGGCGACATACTTGCCCGCGGGGAGTGGGTCGAGCGCGACGGACGGGTCGACCTGCGAAGCGTCAAAGTTGTTCAGATTGGCCATAGGTCAGGTTCCTTGTGCAGGGGTGCGAGAGGGGGTGTGCGATGGATGGGGATCAGGCGGTGGCGGCATCGGATGCCGGCGCAGCGGTGGCCGCCTCCGCGAAGGGGTTCTCGCCACGGGCGAACGCGCCGTACACGCGGTAGTCGAGAGGCAACTCGTCGGGCAGACCCAGGCGGTTCTTGGCGACGTGGGCCGGGCGCTCGACGGTGCGGATGATCCGCTCGCCGGTGCCGATGCCGTTGTGCTTGGCCTGGTTGAACCCCTCGGCCACCTTGACGGTGTGGACCTTGTACGTGGCGAAGAGCACCTCGTCGGCCCATTCCTGCACCAGCGCGCTGGCCAGCTTGTGCAGGCGCGGCGAGTAGCGGTCGTACGGCACGGTCTCGGGGTTCTCGAACTTCTCGATCTTGGCGTGCGCGATCAGCACGATCGTCATGCCGCGATCGCTGCGGAGGGCGTCGAGCGCCCCGAGCACCATCCGCCACTTGTCGACGGCGAAGGTGTACCCCTTGGCGTACCCGATCTTCTCGATGTTCTCGACGCTCTCGTCGGCGCACACCTCGGCCCAGATCAGGCGCTCGAGCCAGTCGAGGCTGTCGATGACGACGCTCTTGTACTTGTGGTCGCTGGAGTACAGCGACTCCAGCGCCGCCATCACGTCGCCGAGGCTCTTGGCCAGAGGGAACGACTCGCAGTCGATGTCGGCCAGCCCGTCCTCGGTAGGCACGAAGATGGGTGACTCGGCCATCGCGCCGAACGTGCTCTTGCCGATGCCGTGCGTGCCGTAGAGCATGACGCGGCGGGGCTGGGCCTTGCGGCCCTTGCTGATCTGGTTCATGAGGGTGTGGGGGGTTGCGGTTGCGGGCATGCGAACTCCGTGCTTGGGGATTGAGGGGTCGAGGTCTTCGGGCCAGATGTCGCGGGTGTACGCGCCCTGGCCAAGCCGCACGAGCGGCAGGTCGGAGGAGATGGTGCTTGTGCGGCGGCTCACGCCACCGCGCTCACAGGGACTTGGGCGGCAGCACCGCCGCGTGGGCTCTTGTCGCCGGGTCTGCGCACGCTGAAGGCGTCGTCGCCGTACTCGTGGATGCAGAAGCCGGTGAAGACACGGGTCACCGCCCGCCCGGTCTCCGTGTCGCCGTCGACGACGATCACACGGCGGTCTCGGTCGATGGCGTAGCCCGCGTCGAGGCGAACGGCGGCCTCGCCCTGCAGGCACCCGACGGCCAGGATGGACAAAGCGAGGGTCTGCTCGACTTCGTCGATGTCGACGCGGTGCACGAACTCGAATCGGTAGACAGTGCGGGGCGTGGTGTTCATGGTGATCTCCGAGGGCGGCAAGGAACGCGGTGCTGCCATAGAGCACCTAACCCGTCGCGGGACGTGTTCACGAGAAATACTGATCAACATCTGATTTCTCGAAGCGATCGCGCACGCTGTTAACCGCGTACTCCAGTGTGGAGCGCGGCGTGCGGAGCTGGCGCGCCGCCTCGCTCACTGACTCGCGGAGCAGCTGATCGCACACGCTGCGCTTAACGGCGTCGAGCTTGCCAACGACAGTCTCGACATCCATGCGGATGCACAGGACGCGAAGATCGTCGGCGGGATCGATCGCGTCGCCGCCGTCGGCGCTGACGGTCGGGCCTTGCACCCGCTTGGCCCGCTTGGCGTCGCGGAGCATCTTGCAGAGCTTGGCGCGGACGACGCTCTCGACGAACGCCTCGGCGTTGCCGCGATTGGGATCAAAGCCGGGCCAGCGGACGACCACTTCCAGGAGCAGGTCCTGCTCCAGGTCCTGCTGACTGCTCGTCGCGGGATCGCGGATGACGCGGAGGAGTTGCCTGGCCTTGATGCGAACGAGGGACTTGGCGAACTTGAGGGTGGATGGATCGATGGCGCGAGTCGACATGGGCCGGACCTTCCTGGCATGGCCAGAAGGCCCCGGGGAGCGACAGGTCCGGCTTGGTGCTCGCCGGGGCGGTGATGGGTGATGCGGGCCTGTCGTCCCCAACTGGCGACTTGTCGATGGCGGCCGCAGATTCAGGCCGAGGGGCAGCCCCAAAAGCGAAGCAACCCGCTGGAATCCAGCGGGTTGCGCACCGTGCATGCCACCAAAGAACTTTGAGAAATCCGATTCGCCCTCATCGACATGTCGATGGCGTCAATGGTCGGTCTCGAGGCGGAACAGCGTCGCCCAGCCATTGCCTTCGATCCGGATCGGGTCGCCTGAGATGCCGAAGAAGGCCTGGAGCTTCTCGGCGAGCCGCTCGCGGCGCTTCTGGTTCTTGGGAGACGCCTCCGGGCTCCGCCAGTCCAAGGTTCCTCGCCCCTTGGCGAACGCGTAGAGCAAGGCCCACTGGACGTCGGGCTTGCGTGTCCTGGCCACGCCCATGCCCATCGAGGCGAAATCAAAGACCCCGGTCTGAGTTTTGACGGTCACGGACACCGTGTGCGCATCGGTGAATCGGATCCGCACATCCGACCACCGCGCCCCCGCGGGCGTTGCGAACCTCGGCGATTCGGAACGCACGGCGGCAACCTTGACGTGGCGGGCGGTAAATCCGCCAAGCGAGTCCGCGAGCAATTGCTTGGGCTCGAACACTCCCTCGCCTTGCCACGAGAGCGTCTCGGCGAGCGTGATCCACGTCGACGACCGTCCCTCCACCACGCGGTTGAGCTCTTCGCTTGCGCCGGCCCGCGTAGGCGTGACAAGCACAAACGGCCGCTGCGAGAGCGCCGAGATGTGACCGGCGCTGCGGAGCAGCGTCTGCGCGTCCCGGGTTGTCGCGAGGTACACCGGGAACCGCTCGCCCTCGACGGGCACGTAGTCGCCCAGCCACCACAGGCGGTTGCCCATGCCGACCGACGAGGGAGTGCCCGCGAGGCCCAGCGCCGCCGCCACGCCCCGGAAGAGCGTGTCCGCATCGAGCTGCCACAGCACGATGTCGTCGCGCCGAATCGGCGCGGATTCGCACGTCTCGGGATCGACCGCGACGATGTCGTCCTCGTCGTGGACCACCACCTGGCGGCCCTCGATCGTGCCGGGCCACGGCACCGACATGGCGAGTTCCTCCATTGGCCGCAACAACGGCTGGAGGAACTGCAACTCGTCACCCATGTGCTCGCGCCAGACCGACCGCACGCCGGCCCAGCCCTGCACCCGCTCAAGCGACTGCCACAAGCGCATGGCCGCCTCCCTTCACAAAGCCTCCGCCGCGCAGGAACGCCTCGATGAGATCGGCGTCGGTGTCGCGTGTGTACGTCGCCTTGTTGCCATGCCGGATAGTGACCGGCCTGGGCTTGCGGCCGTCGGTGAACCGCACCTCGAACGTTGCGGCGCTGAGCAGCGCATCGTCCGGAATCGACTCGCGGGCGTGCTCGAGCGCCAGCAGCACGTCGTCAGCCCTCTCCACCTTGCGGCGGTGGAACGGGCCGCCCACGTACATCGTGAGCTCGACCAGCCGCACCGACGCCAGGCCCGTGATGTGCGTGCAGACCAGACTCCGTCGGCCGAGTGCACGCAGCGGCTCCAAGTCGTAGCGGTCGGGGTCGGCGGGGAACATGTCGGCGCGGCCGAAGATGTGCTGGCCGATGAGCTGGCGGTAGGCGATGGACTCGCCTTTGGTCCCCGCGTTGATGCGCAGCTCCCACGTCCGCCGGTCGAAGACGATCAGGCCGTGGGCCATCGGGCGGTAGCGAACGCACCCGGGCCGGCCCTCGTCAAGGCTCCCCTCGCGGCGGTACGGGCCGCCGTGACGCACAAGGAAACGCACCTCGTCGCCGTGGTCGAAGAAGAGCACCCGCGCCCCCGGGCCGCGGCGGTGGGCCGCGTACCACGCGACGACGCCCCCCTCCAGCGCCGCCAGACGGTCCGGCCCCGGTGTCGCCCACGCGAGCGTCGCGCCGGGCGCGGGGACGAACGTCTCGAACGAGCGCCGGCGCGAGACGGAGATCTCGGTGTGGCAGCGCCGCACCAGGTCGGGGTTCTCGACCCAGACCCGCGCCGCGATGTCCGCCGGCGAGAGGTGGTCGAGCGGCAGCGCGAGCCCAGCAACCTGCGCGGCGGCCAGCAGCGATTCCATGCCGAGCGGCGTGGCCATTTCGTGCAGGTGCCAAAGGGCGTCCACCAGCTCGACCGGGAGACCGCCGATGTTGGTCAGCAGGGCGATCTCGACGCGCTCGATGTCGAGGTGCGCCGGGTCGGTCGGCAGCATGACGCCGCTCGCCGCAAGGAACGCGGCGTGCGGCCGCATGAAGTCGATCAGGACGGCGGGGTCGACTTCCCGCAGCGCGTACGCGCTTGTAAACCGACGAAACGAAAGGCTGCTCATAAATCCGGTCTCCGCCTACGAGGAAGCCCCGGATTCCACCCGGGGCGGTTAACCCGAGTGTAGACCAAACAACATGCTGAAAAAAGGTATTTGTCAGGGTCCGACAGGTTTACCTCAGGCGGTCCACAAAACGCATGATTTACAGCACTTTCGCCACTCTTGACCGGGTGGCAACAACCCCGCATGGGGGTGGCGGCGCGACCGCTTCTTCCCGCTTGATGAGCGTCCGCCAGAGCCGCCGCTGGGAGGCCCATTCCGTGTGCCGGGTGATCGGCCGCAGGTGCCGCTCGGTGACCGCGTCCTTGCCAGCTTTAGCCGGCTCGAGGAACAGCAATTCCTCCTGAATGTCCGGAGCGAGGTTCGTCAGGTCCATGATCTGGCTCAGCCGCCCGCGCGTGACGTACCCGAGCCGCGCGATCTGGGCGAAGTCCTTCACCTGCCCGCAGCGCACCAGCCCATCAAACCGTATCGCCAGCGCCATAAGCCTGGCTACGCGGGGGACGCGCGCCGGCCCGGGCGGCGGCAGCGCCGGTGCCGACCCTACTCGCGCCTGCCGGTTGGCGGTGCGGCCGTTGTCGAACTGAACCTTGTACGTGGCGCGGTCGGCGTGGCTCATGGCGCGTTCTCCTCGGCGAGGCGGGACATCTCGGGGTGGAAGACCAGCGTGACCTCGCCGGCCTTGCCGTCGAACTCGACGCTCTTGATGACGGATCGAAGAAGCTCGGTCCGCTCGCGCGTGTTGAGCTGGTCCCACAGCGGCCGGAACTCGGCGAACGCGGCGTCGACCTCGTCGCGGCGGAGTTCGTCGCGGGCCGCCTCCTCGATGTCGACCTCGATCTCGCGGACCTGCTCGGCGATCTGGCGCTGGCGCTCGGCTAGGTCCGCGAGGCGGTCGGCGTCGCTCGCGGCCCCCGCGCGCCGCTCGTCGCTGGCCAGCCACCGCAGTTCGCGCTCGAGCGTCGTCTTGCGGTCCTTGAGCTGCTCCAGCACATCGCGAGATTCGGCCCGAGCGCGGTCCAAGATCATGCTCACCAGTTCGCGGTCGCGGCCGAGCGCCTGGAGCCGGTCGACCACGAACGACTCGATCTGCTCCGCGGGCACGGATTTGGACGGGCATGCGTGGTAGCCGCTGCTCTGGGCGACGTGGCAGACGTAGTAGCGGTAGGTCCGCTTGCCGGACTTGGTCGTGAACGTGTGCGCCATCGGCTTGTCGCAGTTGCAGCAGCGAACAAGCCCCTTGAGCAGGCCGCTGTGAACGTTGCGGACATCGCTGCCCTTGTCGCGCCCGTTGGCTTCCAGGATCGCGGCGGCCCGCTTCCACAGCGCCGGATCGATGATGGCCTCCTGCTCGCCGTCGTAGATCTGGTCGTGGTGCTGCACCTTGCCCAGGTACGACACGCTGGTGAGGATGCGGTGCACGTAGGGGTTGGTGAGCGGAAGCCCGCCGACGCGCTTGCCGTCCTTCTGCGTCCAGCCCTTGGTGGTCCATCCCCGCCGCACCGCCTCCAGCGTGGTCTGGCGCACCGAGCGGGTGTCGACGTAGATCGCGAAGATCTCGCGCACGCGGAACGCCTCGTCGCGGTTGACGACGAGCTTCCCGGCCACAACGTCGTACCCGAGGATGGGCTTGCCGCCGAACCACTTGCCCTTGCGGCGGGTGGCCGCGATCTTGTCGCGGGTGCGCTCGGAGATGATCTCCCGCTCGAACTGGGCGAACGAGAGCAGGATGTTCAGCGTCAGGCGGCCCATCGAGTGCGTTGTGTTGAACTGCTGCGTGACCGAGACGAACGAAACCTTCTTGCGGTCGAAGACCTCCATCATGCGGGCAAAGTCCATAAGCGACCTGCTGAGACGGTCCACTTTGTAGACCACCACGCAGTCCACCTTGCCCGCATCAATGTCGGCCATAAGGCGCTGCACCGCGGGGCGTTCCATGTTGCCGCCCGTGTAGCCGCCGTCGTCGTACTTGTCTGGCAGGCAGACCCACCCCTCGGCCTTCTGGCTGGCGATGTACGCCTCGCCGCTTTCACGCTGGGCGTCGAGCGAGTTGAACTCCTGTTCCAAGCCCTCCTCGCTGCTCTTGCGGGTGTAAATGGCGCAGCGGATGACCGGGTTCTTGCGGGGCTGCTCGCCGCTTGCGCACCTGCGGGATGGCATCGAGAACGTACTCAT